TTGGATCTTTTGCCCCCAAAAACGGCTCAATAAGCCACTATCAGGAGACTAACGACTAGATATGACTCAAAACCCTCAGAACGGCTTAGAACAGGCTCCTACGGCTTACCTAGGGGCGACAGAACCCCGCATACGGTCAAAACCGGTCGATTTACCCTCCCGCGGACAGGAAATGATTGACTTTTGCGAGAAAATCATTGATCCAGTTACTGGCGAGTACTTCAAACTGCTTCCTTGGCAGAAACTGCTCGCTATTGAGATGCACCGAGTAAAGCCTGATGGTCGCTGGTACCACAATGAAGTGGGCGTAATCATGGCTCGCCAGAATGGTAAATCTACATTCATGCAGCTTCGTATCTTGGCTGGGATGTTTCTTTGGGGCGAGCGTTTGCAGATCCACACGGCTCACAAGCTCACAACCTCATCTGAAATCTTTTGGAAAATCGATGAGATCATCCAAGCCAATGAACAACTTGTGACTCGGTTTGTAAAGAAGTACGAAACCAAAGGAAGCCAAGAGATTAAACTCAATGACGGCACTCGATACCTGGTAAGAGCCAATAATTCGGCTGCTCGAGGAATCGCAGCGCCGGACACGATTCATCTTGACGAAGTACGCGAATACAAAGACGATGAAGTTTGGGCATCGCTTCGTTTTACTCAGATGGCTTCAAAAAATCCCATGGCAATTATGTATTCGAATGCCGGAGACCAGCATTCAGTAATCTTGTTACGCATGAGAGAGCGCGGACTTGCAGCAGCTGCTGGATCCGATGATCCGATTGGTTGGTTCGAATGGTCGGCAGAGCCAGGATGTCCAATCGATGACATGAACGGTTGGCAACAAGCCAACCCAAGCCTTGGACACACAATCCACATCGATAATCTTAAAAGCGCAATGTCGGATGATGAATCTATTATCCGCACTGAGTTGCTTTGCCAATGGGTGAGCCAGATCAACCCAGCCATCAATCCGTCAAGTTGGTCAGAGTGCGCGTCTGAGGGTACGCTTGCTTTGGATCGGGAGCAACCAACTTGGATGGCGATTGATCTATCACCAGATCGAAAAGCAGCTGCGTTAGTTGCAGCGCAGCGACTTGTTGGGGACAAGTTTTGCGTTGTATTACTGGAGACATATTCGAATCCAGTTTCGATTGACGATAAAGACCTTGCGAACAGTATCGCTGTCTGGACGAAGCGGTATAGCGTGGAGACGGTCGCTTATTCTCGTCAAACGGCTGGCGCAGTTGCTTCTCGGTTAATCCCAGCAGGAATTCCCACGACTGCCATCGATGGAGCAGTTTATGGACAAGCTTGCGATGAAATGTTGTCTGCAATTACCTCCCAGCGATTGGTTCATACAAACCAAGCCGAATTAAACAAGCAAGTTTTATCAGCTGTTAAATTGCCATTTAAAGATGGAGGCTGGTACCTGGGACGAAAAGCATCTGGTGCCACAATATGCGCAACAGTCGGGATGGCGATGGTGTCTCACTTTGCGACACGACCTGACTCAGAAGTTGATATCGTGTTGGGTTGATTATGGTATAATTTTGTGCTAATGGCACTCAGAGATTTTTTCGCAAAGGCTCCTGAACCCGTAGGACTTACGGTCGATGCAGCTGCGACTCCAGCACCTTTCAATAACTCAGTCCAAAGTTTATTTTATCCTTTGGCGACGGCAACTCGTCAGCAAGCGATGGCAGTACCAACAATCGCAAGAGCACGCAATATCATCTGCTCAACTGTTGCATCTTTGCCACTAGAGCAAAGAATCAAATCTTCCGGGGTACGAGTTGAACCCAATCGCGTAATTAACCAACCTGATTCACGCGTTCCCGGATCATCTATTTATGCTTTTGTTGCTGAAGATCTTTTATTTCACGGCGTGGCGTATGGACAGATTATGTCAATGTATGCCGATGGTCGCATCCAAGAATGGACACGCGTTTCGCCTGATCGTGTTACTTACACGACAAACGCAAACAACACAGAAATTATTGGCTACTCAGTAGATGGAACTGCGGTTCCTTCAATGGGTATTAGATCTCTCGTCGTGTTTAACGGTTTAGATGAAGGATTTTTATCCCGCGCAGGTCGCACAATTAGAGCTGCTGTCGCTTTAGAAAATGCATCAGAAGCTTTTGCAAAAGAGCCAGTACCAATGATGGTTCTAAAGTCAAATGGAACAAATCTTACTAGCGAGCGTATTGGCAAACTGCTTGAAGCCTGGCGCGTAGCCCGCAGCACTCGGAGCACAGCATTCCTGAATGCCGATGTCGAATTGCAGGCTATGGGAATTGATCCAAACAAACTGCAACTCAATGAAGCTCGTCAGTATGTTGCTTTAGAGTTATGTCGCGCAGCTGGATTGCCTGCATACTTTGCCAGCGCCGAAACGACATCAATGACTTATTCAAATGCAATTTCAGAGCGTCGTTCACTAGTTGATTTTTCTTTGCGTCCAATCTTGACAGCCATCGAACAGCGTTTATCGATGCCGGATTTTGTCGGACAAGGCAACGATGTCCGTTATGCGTTAGACGATTTCCTACGCGGTAATCCATTAGAGCGAGCACAAGTTTACGAAATCCTAAACAGAATTGGCGCGATGAGCGTTGATGAAATCAGACAACAGGAGGACTTGCTATCATGAAGATAACAATGCCAGTAACAATTACAGCAAGCGATGCAGAATCACGCATTATTGCTGGTCGTATCGTTCAATGGGATTCAGTCGGCAATACTTCTGCTGGTCAGACTGTTTTCTTACCTAACTCAATTACTTTTAGCAAGAATACTAAATTAGTTTTAGAGCATGAAATGACAAAGCCAATCGGCAAGCTGATGGAATGGTCACAAGATGAAACAGGTATCACTGCATCATTTAAGATCGCTAAGACAACTGCTGGCAATGACGCACTCGAAGAAGCTGCAACAGGTTTGCGCTCAGATTTTAGTGTTGGCGTTAAAGTAAATGCTTGGGATAACAAGGATGGCGTTATGGCTATTAGCGCATCACAACTAATCGAAGTTTCACTCGTAACCGAAGGAGCAATCCCAGGTGCTGAAGTGGAAAAGGTTGCAGCAACCGAAACACAAGGACAAGCTGCATCCGAATCAACCCCGGTACCTCAAATCGAGGAACCTAAGACCGAAGGAGATGACCTAGTGTCAGAAACCGTTTCAGAGGCAGTATCAACCGAGACGGTTGAAGCTGCAAAGTCAGAAGTAACTGCTGCGACAACTCGTCCAGTATTTTACACAAATCCACGCGTAAACCTAGATGTAACAGCAGGTCAGTTCGCAATGGCACAGATCAATGCATCACGCGGTGACGCAGATGCTCGCGATCTAGTTGCTGCACTACAAGTTGCAACAGTTGCTGAAAACACAGGTATGGTTCCACCAAACTACCTAAAGGATGTTATCGGCATCATCGATAACTCCCGTCCGTTTATCGATAGCATCGAAACGGCTGCCCTTCCAGTTTCAGGAATGAAGGTTTTCACTCCAAAGCTTGGAACTAAGGCAACAGTTGCACTAACAGCAGAGGGCGCAGAGTTCTCATCAACAGACACAACAGTTACATTCCAAGAGGATAATGTTGTCAAGTTTGCAGGCGCTGGCATCATCAATGTTGAATTGCTTGACCGATCAGATCCTGGCTTTTTAGATTTGTATCTACGCGAGTTGGCTGAATCCTACGCACAAAAGACAGATGCATACGCAGCACAGATCGCATCAGAAGCAGCAGCAGGATCATCAGCAGCAACAATCTACGGCGCAATCGCCAAGGGTATTGCTGATTCATTTGGCGTACAGCGCTCAACACCAAACCGTCTACTTGTTGCTAACACAGGTGGAGAAGATGGTATCGATTTCGCTGGACTAGCGGCAGCAGTAGACACAACAGGTCGTCCACTATACGCAGCAGCAGCTCCAATGAATGCTAACGGCTTGGTCACACAAGGCTCAACAGCAGGAACAGTCGCAGGACTTGGACTTGTTGTAGATGCTAACTACACAGGTGACAATGCAAACGCAAAGCACGCACTTGTTTACCCATCAAACGCAATGCGTTTCCACGAGAGCAACCGTATCGAACTACGCGCAAACATCGTAGCTAATGGTCGAGTTGAAATCGGTCTATACGGATATGTTTGCGTAGTAAACCGTTACCCAGCAGCGTTCCGTAAGTTGAATGTAGCCTAACCACTTAATCATGGCGGGGGGGTTGCTCCCGATCTCCCCGCCAGCAGTTTAGAGAGGATGAAATGCCAAGTATTATCACAGCGTCAGAGTTGAGATCCGTGCTTGGTGTTTCGTCTGCTCTTTATTCAGACGCATATCTAAATGACATAATTGATACATCAGAGGCAGTTATTTTGCCTTTGCTTACAACATTTTCGTCACCAGTTGCCAAGGTTTCGCTGACAAGCAATGTCGCAACCTTTACAACAGTAGGAATCCATGAATTTACCCAAGGACAATCAGTTGTCATCGCAGGATGTGGGACACCATTTAACGGCACTCGAACAGTCAATGATGATGTCGATGCATACACATTTACAGCAAACATCACTAATGCAGATGTCGATGAACGCAATGTCATACCTAGCGGATCCGCAACACTTACAGGCGCTGCTACATATGTCGGCGTTGCTGCGGTCGAATCCGCAATCATCGTAGTTTCAGTTGAAGTATTTCAATCTCGTACTGCTCCAGGCGGGCAGATTGAAGGCGTAGATTTCGCTCCGTCTCCTTATCGCATGGGGCGCAGCTTGTTTAATCGTGTCGTAGGTCTTTTGGGACCTTACATTGATGTTGAAACGATGGCTCAATAATGCCGAGCACTATTCTTTCAGCGGTTCGTACTCCTCTTGCTACAGCTTTATCTGGCGTTGCTGCGAATGTATTTAGTTATGTTCCAGAACAGATTCCAGCACCTGCTGTTGTAGTCGTACCGGATTCTCCTTACATGGAGTTTGAGACTATTGGTAAGAGCACCTTTCGATGCAAGTTAAATTACACAATAACCTGCTGCGTTGCTTACAACAGCAACCCGGCATCGCTTGATAATATCGAGCAACTCATAACGAGCGTTGTGGCGGTTATACCAGCTGGATATGATCTCCAGGTAGTTGATCGACCAACAGTTACAACAGTAGGCGCTAGCACCTTGCTGGTCGCAGATATACGGGTGTCCACTTGGTACACCCAAACAGCATAAGGAGAACCAATAATGCCAACAACAGTCATTACGGGTCGCGACCTAGTCCTCAGCATCGCAACAGTAAATTACGATGCGCAGACAACTAGCGTCACACTCGTCAATTCACCAACCATCGATATTTACCAGACCCTCGATGGAAAAGCTTTTAAGCATACAGACGACAACTGGACTCTCAATGTAGAGCTACTTGCCGACTGGGGTGTTGCTTCATCACTATTCGAAGCAATGTGGACAGCAGCTGATACAGCACCAAACACAACTCTTGCAGTATCTCTTACAGCTGCAACTGGCGCAGTATTTACTTGCAATGTTTTGCCTGTTTATCCAACAGTCGGTGGAACTGCTCCAGGAGCACAGACCGATACTTGGGCTTTACAGGTAGTTGGAACACCAGCAGACACATTCAGCTAAAATCTAACAAACGGGAGCAAAGATGAAACTACCAATCACAATTACATATAACTCAGGCGACGAAGCAACTTATACGGCTCAGCCTCCTGAGTGGGCAAAGTGGGAGAAGGCAACTGGCAACACGATTTCTCAAGCTAATGACAAGATTGGCATCTGGGATCTTATGTTTTTGGCTTATAACGCTTATAAGCGAGAGAACGCTGGAAAGCCTGTTAAGTCTTACGAAATATGGTCTGACACCGTTGCTAATGTAACGGTAGGAGACGATAGCCCAAAAGCCACCAGCCAGGAAGCATAAGGCGGATCCTCGTATCTCTAGCAATAGAGACGGGGATACCGATGCAATACTGGGATGATGCAGACGACATATTAACGGCGATAGATTTATTAAAGGAGCGAAGTGATGGCAGATGATGTCCAGATCGCTTATGATAAATCAGATTTACGCGGCATTACCAGGGCTTTTAAGGGTATGTCAGATGAAGCCATTGAAGCTGCTAAAAAGGAAAGTTCTAATCTTGCTGAGTTCGCTGCTGATCGTATTAAGATCGCAGCAGCGACTCGCTTGGTTTCAGGGACTGCTGCTCGTCGTATTGCAGATGGAGTTAAGGTAAGCAAAACTTCAAAGATTGGCGAGTTTAGTTATGGCTTTGCTCGTCAGAAGTTTAGCGGTGGCGGTTCAACTTTAGATTTACTTTATGGTATGGAGTTTGGCTCTAATCGCTTTAAGCAATTTCCAAATCGTACGCCAAGCAAAGGCAGAGGTAACTCAGGTTACTTTATCTATCCGACTTTGCGACAGATCCAGCCGGATCTAGTTCGTAAGTGGGAAGAAGCATTTAGCAGGATTTTGAAGGAGTGGGATTAATGGCAGGCAATAGAACCCTTAAACTTTCCATCCTTGCTGATGTCGATGATCTTAATAAAAAGTTAAAATCTGCTAATGGCGATGTTGAATCTTCGTCTAATAAGCTTGGTGATTTCTCTAAAAAGGCTGGATTGGCTTTTGCAGCAGCAGCAGCAGCTGCGGGTGCTTATGCCGCTAAGTTGGCAGTCGATGGAGTTAAGGCTGCCATTGAAGATGAACAAGCTCAGACTCAATTAGCGCTCGCTCTCGAAAATGCAACCGGCGCAACTAATGCTCAGATTAAAGCAACTGAGGATTCTATTCTTCAGATGTCTTTGGCAACCGGTGTTGCAGATGACAAGCTTCGTCCTGCACTTGGTCGCTTGGTTCGATCTACTGGCGACATTACAAAAGCCCAGGATTTATTGGCGATTGCTCTTGATGTCAGTACAGCAACTGGTAAACCTCTTGAAGGCGTAGCGACTGCTTTAAGTAAAGCTTACGATGGCAACACCGCAGCTCTTGGCAAGTTAGGAATTGGTTTATCTGCAGCTGAATTAAAGACAATGTCTTTTGAACAAGTACAAGGACGATTAAGTGAGTTGTTTGGTGGAGCAGCAGCTGCTAATGCCGATACTTATGCAGGCAAAATTGCAAGAGTACAGGTTGCTTTTGATGAAGCCAAGGAGACACTTGGTCAAGCTTTATTGCCAA